CCTCCGGTACATCACCATGTACGGGATCATCACCGACGCCACGATCCACTTCGGCGCGTTCGCCGGATCGCCCCACCATGGCCAATAGGCACAGGCGACGGCGAGGCCAAGGAAGAACACTCAGAAGCGGGCGTTAAACGTGACGGGCACCGTGCGCGGCGTCACCGCCTCGACGCGGTAGGTACCGAATGGGTGCTTGATGTAGATGCGATAAACGCCATCGGGGCGGAGAACGATGTCGGCAATGGCGTTCTTGTCGTTCGCGGCCAGGAGCTTCACGTCATGCAGGCCGTCCGCATGGACCAGGATTTCAAGGCCCTCCAGGACGATGGGCGAGGACACGGTCACGTCGCGGCTGTAGATGACCTTGCCTTCCTCCACGCGCCACGTCGGCATGCCGACGATGGGCTCGGGCTTCACCAGCTTGTCGATGCCGCGCTCGATGCTTTCGATTTTCCGCACGCCTTCGCGCACCGCATATGCGCCCATCGCGACCGTTACCGCCAGCCCCAAGTATAGGGCAGCGACAGCCCATTTCAGACTCTTCATGTTCTCTCCTATGCGGCCCCTTCCTGGGGCATCATGTTCTTGACCATCGGCGCCACCTTGCCGACGGCACCCGCCATTTGTTCCGTCGCCGCGAGCGTGGCCTGGCGCCTAGCCTCTTCCTGCTTGGCCCGGCGCATGGCCTGGACAACCCGTGGGTCGCGCAAGACCTTCATCGGCGCGCCGTTGGCTTCGGAGATAATCCGAATCGCCTGGTCGGGATCGATATTGTCCAGCGTCTCGGGCGCGAACGCCGCCATCTCTCCGGCGACTTGAAGCGTCTTGACCACCGCGTTGGCCTGTCCGGCCTTCTGCATCTTGGCCAGCGGCGAAACGTACTCGACGCGGATTTCCCGGCCCGCCAGTTCCTCCGGCGGATCGTCGAACAGCATCTGCCGCGCCATGATCGCGAACGTGCGATCGATCATCGGCCCCAGGAACTCGCTTTGCAGCCGCCCCAAGGTCGGCCCCATCAGCCGCATCATTTCGTCCTGCAAGGCGCGGACCTGTTCCGCCGTCATCCTCGGATCGCGCAGCATCTGCAAGATGCCCGTATAAAACGCATCCCGGACGGCCTGGCGGCGCTGCTCCATGATTTCGAGCGTCAGCCCGACATCACCCTCCGTTTTGAGCGCGCGGATGAACTCCTGCCGGTTGGCGTCCATGCGACCGAAATTCAGCCCACCGGGCACAGTACGAACCGGGAGCATCACCCCATCGTCGGCCACCAACAGCGGCGGATCGGCGCGTTTCTGCGCGGCCTTGAGCATGGTCTTGGACATGGCGTGCAGCATCTGCTGCTCCGCCAATGCCGACCAACCCGGACCCCGGCCGTAGGTTTCTCCGGCGTCCTTCGACCAGCGCGCGATCATGTACGGCAGTTCGCGGAACCCGCCTTCGCTCACCTTGGTCTTATCGGCCAGGCTCACATAGCAGGATTCGAACGGCATGTTGCCGGAATCCTGCTTCTGCCCGTCGTACTCGTGGCGGGGATAGACCGCATGGACGAACTCGAACATCTCATGCGGCTTGTTGTTGGCAAGAGCCTGCTCGACCTTGGGCGGCGCCCGGTCCCCGAACTCCTGCTTGGCCTGACGGGCGGAGAGCGAGAACTTGCGGAACACCATATCGATCCGGCCGGCTGCATTCTCGGCAACGTAAAGCTCGCCCAAGGCGCGGGTCTGGTAGATGACGCCCTTGCCCGGCGCATCGCCGATGAACATGCCAGCCGTGCCGAACGAGCCCAGGTCCAGATAGAACTCATGGCAGGCTTGAGCGTGCATACCGTCCGGGTCCGCGAACACAGCGAACATCCGGTCCGCCGCGTCCTCCAGCCACAACTGGACCGGCTCTGACTTCTCCAAATAGTCATCATCGATGCGAAGCTCGAACCAGCGCGTGGACGGGTTGGTCATAAACCCGTGCAGCGAGGAGGCCAGGAAGTCGGCCGACTGCATGGCCGTGGTGTCGAACAACTTGGTATCCCGACGCTCGCCTTGCGTCCGCTTGGTCAGGAAGTCCCGGCGCCCAAGCTCATAGTCCGCCACGTCCTGCCAGGTTGACTCGAAGACAACCCTCTCCGCCGCCAGCTGCTCCCAGCGGCGGATGATTTCAGGGGCGTCGGTCATTTAGAGATGAACCTGCGCGTTGACGGTTAAGTGAAAATCCGTGCTGCCCGAATCGACCCAGCCTTCGGGATAGACCTCGATATAACCCTCCGGGATCGGCTGGCCCCAGAGGCTGTGGAGGGCAAACGGATCGCCGTTGCCGCCGGATATGCTTCCGTACTGCGTGCCCGCTGCGATGCAGGGCCCGGCCACCATGTCAGCCCGTATCTTCATGTAGGCTCGGCCGACACCGTAGCCGCTGGCGTGGATCATGGGCGTGTCGTCGGCGTGGGTTACAAGGCGCAGCTTGCCCGCGGTCAGGCTTCCGGGCGCCGTCTGCGTGACGCCCGGGGCTGTTACTTGAATCTGCGTCTGGATCGCTTGGCGGTTGAACCAGGACGAGCACAGGCACAGGCCGTTGATACCATCGAAGGGGCCGACCGCCCCGCCCAGCGTGTAGACCATCCCGACATAGGTTCGGGTCGGGTCGTCGGCCTTGACTTCGATGCCATTCTTCGCTCCTACTGGCCGAGTAAAGTTTTCTTGCCGAGTTCCGGCGTGGTCGTGTCGCCCTGCCCGCCCGTGAGGATGGTGGAGGCCCGGCCCTTCGCGCGCTTCTGGGCTTCGATCTGCTTGCGGCGGGCCTCTTCCACGGCAGGGTCGGCCATGGACGGCGCGGGCGGGGGCGTTGGAACGGATGGGGTGGAAGGCGCGAGAAAGCTCATCGGCGCTCCTCAAAAGGGCGAATAGTCGTCGGCTACGGTTTGACGCGCCCCCCGATACGTCGGCGGGTCGTAGGCGTTGTAGTCGCCGTCCGCGATGGTCTGTGGGGCATGCTTGTTCGGGGATGCGATCAGCGCGGAGCCCTCGCCAGCCCCGAGATTGAGATACTGGCCGGCCTCGCAAACGTGGCTGTAGATGTTCTTCTCGGGCTTGTCGTTGTATCGCTCATGGCCAACGACTTGGACACGCCGATAGCGATAGCCACCCATCATGCCCTTTCGGAGCACCCGGCAGGCCGGGGAAATCAGCAAGCCGGGCTCGCCGTCAATCATGCGATTAAGCGGCGCGGCTACGCCTTCTCGGCGGAGAACCGGATCGTTCGACGATGCAGGACGAGCAGGTATTTGCGCTGCACGGAGAATCTGAAACGGCGTGGTCTCGTCCGTCTGCGCGCGGTTGTCACCCGAAGGATCCCCATGCACGTCGAACGCGAAGCCCTGATAGCGCGAGCGCATTTCCGCGCCCAGCAATTCGGCGAACCGCTTGGTGCCCATGTCCTCGGTCACCAACTCGGACAGCCAGCGGAGTTGACCGTTGGCGGCCCGCTGGCCAAACACGGCGGCCGGCGTCAACCCGAAGTCCAAGCCAACCAGGATCGGCGTCTTGGGAATCGGCGCCACATCGCGGCAGTGCACGCTGTCGCGGTACTCGGGATAGACGGGCTTGCCGTCCTGCACGAACCCGTATTCGCCGCGGACGTAGACCTTGACCCACGCTTCGTCCTTGCCCGCCTTGGCACGGGCGTAATAGCCCTGCGGCAGATTGGACAGGTTCTCGGCCTCGGGGCTGTCTCCCGAAGGCTGCGCGAAGAACTCGTAGCCCTCCGGCTTGACCTCCTCGGCCAGCCGATACCACCAGTGATCGGTGTCCGGGCTGTTCGTATCGAGGATGATGCCGAACCAAGACGCCCCACCCTGCATGGCGGACGGATAGCGGCCAACACGACCGGTCAAGCCATCCAGGATCGCCCTCGGAACCTCGCGCGCTTCGTTGATCCATGCGCCGGTCAATTCCAGGGACAAGAGCTTGCGCACGTCCTCTGGCCTATCGAGGGCCAGGAACATGACTTCCAGGTCCAACCCGTCGGCTCTTAGGAAATGCG